GCCCGTGAATACCAGATCGTTGCCGTTGACGATGGCTGGACCACGCAGCAGCACCACTGCATCCACGTCGGCTGCGGTTGCGTCCGCCTTGCCCCAGAGCACGGCGATGGCGGTTTCCGTGCCATCGAGAGCCGCCGGATCATGGGCGGCGTATTTGCCGGATGCGGTGATTTTACCGAGCACGGTGCCCGGCTCCAGAACGGGGTTGGCACCGCCGGTGGCGATGGTGACGACCTCGCGGGTGTAATCGCGGAGGGCCTCCCAGACGATAAAACCGCCTGCGTGGCGGGTTTCGGTCAATGTGGTCATGATTGATTATCCTTTGCGTTTGAAGGTGCGGGCGATCACGTCGCCCCAGGGCTTTGCCTCGGGTGCTGCGCCCGGTTGCGGGTGGGTGGAGGAAATGTCGGGTTCATCGGCGGCGCGGGCGTCGATCAGGGCTTTGCGGATATCCTCGAGGGAGGTTTCGGAGTTGAGAAAGCCCGCAGCCATTTGCGGCTGACCTGCGAGGCGGCAGAGATCGACGACGGTTTTGGCATAGGTTATGGCCTCGGCGCGGATGGCAGCGGGGTCAGGATCAGGGTTATCTTTGGCCGCAGGTGCAGTTTTCGGCCTGGATTCATTCTCCACCTCGGCGGGTTCATCCTTTGCCTTCACTGCCTCGATGATCTCCGGCGGAGCGTTGCGGAACCGGCTGACATCAAAGCTGGCGGCCATTTTTACCGGCTTGGACATTGTGTCAGCAAAGCCCATCTCCAACGCCTCGGCGGCATCCAGCCAGGTTTCCTTCGCCATCAGCTTCGCGATGTCCTTTTCCGCCTTGCCGGATTTCGCCGCATAGCCGCGCAGCAGACTGGCACCGATCTTGTCGAGCGCCTCGGCCATGGACCGCATGTCGGCGGATGTGCCCATAACCATGCCCGAGGGGTCATGGATCATCAGGAAAGCGTTTTCCGGCATGATGATCTCGTCGCCCGCCATGGCGATGTAGGAGGCGGCCGACGCGGCAATGCCGTCGATAGAAACGGTGACATTGCCCGCGTGGCGCTGCAGGGCGTTATAGATTGCCACCGCATCGAACACCGAGCCGCCGGGGCTGTTGAGCCGCAGGTTCAGCGGGGCCTTGTCCGGCAGCTTGCCAAGATCAGCCAGAAAGGCCTTGGCCGAGACGCCATAAGCGCCGATTTCGTCATAGATCGAGATTTCCGCGCCCTCGTTCAGGGCACAGATCGAATACCAGTTTTTCATGGTGGTTCCTTTGCTACTATTGCTGTTCTTCGGGGTCAGCAGGTTTCACGGGCGTTGCCCGTGCGCCCTGGGTCTCACCGGGGCTGGTGCTGTAATGCAGCCCCAGTGCGGCGGCGCGCTCCGCATCTGCCGCATTCTCGCGGTCGATTTCCTCGATGTCATAGCCCGTGGCCTCCACCGCCTTGCGCCGCGACATCAGACCGGCTTCGATCCCCAGCAATTGCGCCTGAATGTCCTTCAGCGGATCGACCCAATCCCAGCGTGGCGGGATCCAGTGGACCGGTTTCGCCTTGGCCATATCCGGCAATTCGAGCGCGCCCGATAATGCCGCCGCCTCCAGCCAGCGCTGCCAGACCGGTCGGCAGAACTGGTGCGCCATCACCCCGTGCTGAAGCTGGCCGATACGACGGCGGAACTCGACCAGCTCAGCCCTGAGGCTCGAGTAATTGGCCTGGCGCACATCGCCGGTGACCAGATGATAGGGCAGACCGAGCGAGGCCGAGATCGCCAGCAGGGTGCGATATTGAAACGCCTCATAGCCGCCGCCCACATCGGCGGGGCTCGAGAACTTGATGTCCTCGCCAGGCAGCAGAACCTGCAGGGTGCCGGGCTCGAGGCTCGCGATGCCAATCCCTTCGCCGGTATCTTCCACTTCGCCCATCAAGGCCTCTTCGGGCGCATTCTTGGTGATGAAGCCCGCAAACATCGCAGCGGTTTTCTTGCGGTCGAGCTCCGCGTCATCATATTGGTCGAGCAAAAACAGCCGCACCATGGCCGGTGCCACATGCGGCAGGCCGCGTATTTGCCCCGCATCGATGGGGCGATAGATGTGCAGCACGTCCTCGGCGGGCACCCTTGTGGTGTCCGGAATGGCATCCCGCCGGTCGGTACTGTCACCGGGATGGCGGCGGCGAAAATGGTAAGCGACGCGACGGCCAATGAGGTCGAACTCGATGCCGCAGCGGATAGAGTTGCCGCTTGGTGTGGTTTCTGTTTTTTCAAACGGCAGCATTTCCGATTGCAAAAGCTGCAACTTCATCGGCACCAGCAAGCCGTCCTCGGCGCGGCGTGGCCGGATGCGCACAAAGCACTCACCGGCCACGAACATTTCGCGGGCAATCATCGCCTGCAGCCCGTAAAAATCCGTCAGCCCGTCAGCCCGTCAGCCCGTCAGCGTCGGCTTGGTCGGTCCAGGCCAGCCACAGGCGTTGGACCCGGTCGCGCAAAGCCCCGTCCTCGATCAGCAACGAGGGTTTGATGCCGTCGCCGACCAGATTAGCGGCGTAAGCTTCACAAGCATTGGCGGCGTAACCATTGGTAACCACCAACTCGCGCGAGCGCGCCAGCAAGCGCGGCCCGCCCGAAGCCACCAGCGAGTTGATGTTTTCCAGCGGTGGCTGCCAGCCGCGCAGGCGGCGGCGCGACATCGCCCCTTCAAGGCGGGCGCGCACGGAGGCTGGGCCGCCAGTCTCCCGGCGACGAAAGGCATCAAACAGGCCCATGGGTCAGAGGCCTTTATTCGTGGTTATGCGCACCTGCCGGATCATCGAACGGCCCTCATGCGCGGCAATCTCGCGGTCCAGCACATCGATGGCGCGGTCGATTTCAGCCAAGCTGCGGTATTCCACCGTCTTGCCGTCATAGCTGACCCGGGCCACACCGCTGGCGCGCGACGCCGCCAGCGCTTCGCGGCGGGTTTGCAGTTCTGCCAATGTGGCCACGATCACCTCATATAATTCGAGCGCACGGAACGGCGCTGGTTTGCGGGGCGGGTGGTGCGACCACTGCGACTTTGCCGTGCGGCGTTCGCCGCTCCTGCGCCGACCTCGGCACCGGGAGTCGCGACCTGTCGCACCAGCTCATCCCATTGTTTGTCCGACCAGCGATCGGCCCCGAGGATCCACGCGGCCGCGCGGGCATAAACCCGGCAATCGAGTGCCTCATTGCGTTCGCGCAGCTTTTGCCATTCCAGCCGCGCAAAGCCGCGTTTGTTGCGTACCGTCACCAGTTGTTCGGCCACCAGCTGCTTCAGCCATCCGCTGTCGATCCAGCCCGGCAGGTGCAATGTTCCCGGCGGGAACTTTGATCCGCCCGCCAATTCCTCGGGTGTTGGCCTATCAAGTCGCAAGAACCGGTAGGTCTCGGACTTGAAGGTCGAGACCGCCACGGTCCAGAGCCGCGCACCCCGCCGCAAGCGTTTCCCCGCGATCGTGGCATCCACGAATGTTGGCCCCGACACTGGGCTGGCCCGGTTGAAGCCCTCGACACCCTTGACCGGTGCCACCTGACCAAACCCGACCTTGCGGGCCCAGCCATAAACGGCAGGGGTTTCATAGCCGGTATCGACCGCGAGCCGCGCGATGGTCATCTGGCTGCAGTTGGCATGTTGCCATGTACGCCCCAGCAAATACGTCAACCCGTTCCAGCAAGCCTCCGATCCCAGACCGCCCTCGATAACAATGTGATCGATCAACCAGCTTTCCAGCCCGCGCCCCCAGGCCCAGACATCAACCTCGATCCGGTCCTTTTGAACATCTGCACCCGCCGTCAGGAACAGGGCGTTTGCGGGCACCGTGCCGGATTGCCACTCTTCCTTGCGATCCAGCAGCCGCTGCCAATCCGGCGCTTCGCCGCTCTCCACCCAGGTTTCGCCGAGGATGGTGTTCTTGAACGCCCGAATGGCATCATCGGACCCCTGCGCCGCCTCCCAGCTGCGTGCGATCCGTTCCCAACTCAGCCAGCCAACCGGCGAATAAAGCGCCGAGAGGTGATACCCAACCGTGGTCGGGTCAGCACTTTCTGCCGTGGCCCGCCATTGCCCTGCTTCCAGCATCGCCGTCTTGTGATGCTCGGCAATCGGTTGCTCGCAAGCCTCGCAAATATACGCCGCCGTTTCCGGCTGGCCCTTGTCCCAACGCAACCGTTCAAACTTCAGCCATTGCCGCGCACCACAATGCGGGCATGGCACGAAATACCGCCTCTGGTCCGAGGCCTCAAATTCCCGCTCGATCCGGCTCACCCCTTTCACCGTTGGTGTCGACACCAGAGAAACACCTTGCGCCGATGGGCGAAGGTCAGCGACCGCGCCTCGGCCAAACTGACCGGATCACCTTCCTCATCGGCCGAGGCCGGATAGGCATCGACCTCGTCGAGAAAGATGTAACGCGCAGGCGTCGAGCGCAGGCCCACGGCCGAGTTCGCTCCCGTCATGATCAGAATGCCGCCCGCGAATTCCTTCGAGAGCATGGTGTTGCCGGAATCCCGTGCCCGCGAAGGCCGGACCTTGTTTCGCAGCACCGCACTTTCTTCGATCAACGGGTCGATGCGCTGGCGCGAGTTCCGTTTCGCCAGCTCCACGGTCGGCTGCACCGCCAGCATCGGCCCCGGCGCATGGGCGATCACGAAGCCGATCATATTGTTGCCCGCTTCCGTCGCGCCCACCTGGGCGGCCTTCATGAACACCACCCGTTGTGCCGGATCGCTTGGCGAGAGCGCATCCATGATTTCGCGCATATAGGGCGTGCGAATGGTCCGGTAGCGCCCGGGTTCGGCCGAGGCGCGCGAGGCCAGCATGCGGTATCGATCAGCCCACTCGGACACCGTCAGATCGGCGTCGGGCTGCAGCCCCTCCGCCCAGGCACGGCGCAGATCATCGTGTCCGTCGAATTCCCCGATGCCAGATGCGGTTTCAGCTGATGTCAAACCGGACATGTGCACCAAGCTCTTCCAGCTGGGCACGCACATGGGTCTCAAGGGTTTTCTGCATCAGGCTTGTCTCCAGCGTTACATCCTGCCCGTTTTCCAAAAGTGCCGAGGACAGTTCTGCTGCCATCAGGGCCGCAGCCCGTGCGGGCCAGTTGATCCAGGCATCCCGTTCCTCGCGGGCCAGCCGAAAGACCAGCGCCTTGGTGCGGGCCTTGTCCACCAACTCGCCCTTCATCTTTTGCAGCTTCAGCCGCCGCTCCTGGGTCTTCAAAACCTCATTGGCGGTCTTGGCCTGCAAGAACGTGGTGTTGCCGCCGGTGGCCGGGGCCCGCATGCCCTGTTCGCGCAGGGTTTGGCCCACGGCCGAGATGGCCGCATCGGGCACCGGTTTCAGTTTTGCCTTTGCGGTGCCCCGCTGTTTTGACGGATCGGTCATCGCCGCGCGCTTCCGGTCCGAGGACGCCGCATCGATCGAGCCGTCGGCATATAGTACCAGCCGTCCCGCCGCCTTGGCCTTCTGGATTGCCCCGCGTGACAGCCCCGCATGGGCGGCATATTTCCGTTCACTGAGGCCTTGCATATACAATCAAACCCTTCCGTATAAAGCACTGTTATTGCTTCGATTATCGTTGATTAGACACGCGAAAAAAGCGATTCTGATGACACCAAAAAGGAGCCAGACCATGACAACCAAGACCACCCAAACCGCCCCCGCCGACCTGCTGGCCGGCATTGCCGAAAAGCACCTCTTCATCGAGACGCTGGAAGAGCGCAAAAGCGACAGCCTCGACTTTCACGAGGTTTCGGTCTGGGGTGTCAAAGCCGCGCTCGAAGCCGCCTACGCCGCAGGGCTGGCCGCCGCACGGGAGGCAAAATAATGACCCGCAACAACGACAAAGCCCTTGCCGCCTTCATGACCCGCAAGGCCGAGATCGACAGCATGCTGGCCCGCCTGCAGGCTCTGAGTGACGAGCATTTCGAGGCCAGCCCCGACGAGATCCATTGGGGTCATGTTGGCGATCTGGCCGACATTTCAAAGAACCTGCGCGAGATTTGCGACCGCGCCTTTCAGGAGGGCGAATACGCCGAATAACTCACGGCCTTTCCTGCCCGCCCCGCCATGCGCGGGGCTTCAGGCGGTAGCAGGGCCGCGATGGTCGCGGCTTTGAGCCACGGAGACAAACGATGTTTTACCAGAAACTCCTTTTTGAACTTGCGCCGGACCTGAACCCCGCCGGAGTCGAGGCATCCATGCGCCTGCAATACGGCACCCTCAACCATCTGCCCCGCGAGGTTTTCGCCGAGGAAGCCAAGCTGGCCGCCGACTGCGAGCGCCAATCGCCCGGATTTCTGCGCCGCACCGCCGACAGCTTCGGGATGGGCGACGAATTCAGCGCATGGGAGGCCAAGGCATGAGCAAGCCGACCAAGACAATCATCCTTTCCGACCGCAGCAACCGTCACCTGCGTCGCTGGGCCAAGGGGCGCATTGCCAAAACGGCCACACCGCTGCCGGGCGGCTTCTGGCAGGTTCCCGTCGATGACGAGATCGTCGCCCGTATCAACGAATTGCGCATTGCAGGCGAGACCGACGATCAGGTGATCTGGCGCATGATGCGCGAAAGCTTTTCCGAAGGGATTGAAAAATGAGCAAACTCACCGAAACCCAAACCCTCATTCTTTCGCGAGCCTCGCAACAGGCCGATCGCATTGCCCTGCCGCTGCCGGACCGCCTGCGCGGTGGGGCCGCCAACAAGGTGATCGTGCCGCTGATCCAGAAGGGTTTTCTGGACGAGGTCGAAGCCGATATCCGCAAGGGCGAACCCACGTGGCGCAAGACCGGCGACGGCCACGGCGTCACGCTGGTCATAACCGGCGCGGGGCTTGAGGCCATCGGGGTGGAAACGGAAACGCCGCAGCCCAAGCCGGAACGGGCCAAGCCGAAACCCCGCACGGGCACCAAGCAGGCGCTGTTGATCGGGATGCTCGAAGCCCCCGACGGGGCAACGATTGCCGAGATCACCAAGGCCACGAAATGGTTGCCGCATACTATTCGCGGGGCCATGTCGGGCGCGTTGAAAAAACGCCTTGGCCTGACCATCACCTCGGAAAAGGTTGCCGATAGAGGCCGCGTTTACCGCATTCCCTCCTGACCCCGCACTGGACTCGGCCCTGATTGCGCACTATATTAGCATCTAATGAGATGCGCAGTCAGGAGCCACTCCATGGACATCACCAAGGACATTCGCCCCCTTACCGAATTCAAACGCGAGACCTCGCGCTTTGTGGCCCGCCTCAAGGAGACCGGCCGCCCGTCGGTGCTGACGGTGAACGGCAAGCCCTCGGTCGTGGTCATGGACGCCGCCGCGTGGCAGGACATGCAGGACCAGATCGACTATGCCCAGACCGTCGCGGGCATCCGCAAGGGGCTGGATCAGGCCCGCGCGGGCGAAGGTATCGAGGCCGCCGCCTTCTTTGACGATCTTTCCGCCAGCTGATGGGCCACCAGTATCGCGTCATTGTCACGCCCAAGGCGGCGGATGATCTCCGGCAGGAACATGCGTGGTTGCAGGAACGCAATCCCCGTGCCGCCGAAGACTGGCTGACAGGCATGCGCAAACTGATCCTCGGCCTTGCATCCATGCCACAAGCCCACGCCGTCGCACCGGAATCCGCCGAATTCGATGTCGAAATCTGCCGCGCATTATACGGGCGCGCCACCCGCTGGCGGGTGTATTTCACGATCATGGACGAGACCGTTCAGGTTCTGCATGTGCGTCATGGTCGGCGGAGCGATTGGCAACCCTGATCGCCTCGAAAACGCGCCGCAGCGTGAACGATCTGGCTATGCTCACCACGGTGAAGATCAAGCCCAATTTCAGGTTCTGCGCCAGCGTCGTCTGCAAACCAAACAGCGGAAACACCAGCATCTGTGTGGCCACGGCCACCCCGTAGCCAACAACGACATTGGCGACGGCTTCCACCAGAGACATGGTGCGCGTTTGTTTCATGGTGCGGCCTCGTCAGCCATCATCACCGAACCGAGCCGCAAGAATTCGGAACGCATGCGCTGCAACCAGGGGGACCACGCCGTTGCCGCAAAGTCGAAGTCGGTCCACCATGTGGGCCAGCCCATCAGCGCCTCGACAAAGGCTGGGTTCAAGCTGCGGCGCTGATCCGAGGTAATCTCGCCAGCCTGCGAGATCGTCCGGGCCTGGCGGGAATACACGGCAAAATTCGCCAGCTGGTCCATATGGTTGCGCGCCGGTGGCTTCTGTTTCACATGTTCGGGGCTGTTCGTTCCCTTCCAGTCCCGCGCCAGCGGGGTCGGCCACTGCGAGTGGTGCGACCACTGCGGGTGGTGCGACCACATCCCCGCCACATGGGTCAGGTCGGCTGTTCTGCGATTGCCCCCGCTGGGTTTGCAGCCATCGCTCGCCATCGGCGTTGGCCAGTCCCGCGCCATCCGGTCCAGCCCCTTTTCGTTTTTGCGTGCGCCACCCCTTGTCCTGAAACTGTCGGTCTGGGGCGTCGGCCACATCACGGCCTTGGTCGCAAGGTTCATTCCGTGCTTTCCGGCCAGTTGTGACGGCGTCGGCTTGGTCTGCCGGTTCTCGTTCGCACTGGCGCGTGGTGTCGGCCAGTTGGTTTCGCCTGGCAAGGATGAACAACCTCTGGCGCTTGTGCGGCGCGCCGACTTCTGCCGCCGTAAAGAGTCCTTCCGTAACCCGGTAGCCCAGCTCTTCCAGCTCGCCTCTGACCTCGCGATATCCGAGGTTGAGGTGGTTGGCGACATTTTCCAGAAACACCCATTCGGGTTGGCATTCCCCGATGATGCGGGCGAAATGTGGCCATAGATGGCGGGGATCCTCCGCCCCCTTGCGCTGGCCCGCGATGCTGAAAGGTTGACATGGATAGCCGCCAGTGAGGATATCCACCACTCCACGCCATGGGTGGCCATCGAAACTGGTAATGTCGTCCCAGAGAGGCGCTTTATCCAGGGTCGCGTCTTCCATCCGCGCCACGAGGGTGGCCGCAGCATAACTTTCCCGCTCGACGTAACACACAGTGCGATACCCGGGGCATGCGATGGTGAGGCCGAGGTCGATCCCGCCAGCTCCGGCGCAGAGCGACAGCCCGAACAGACAAGCGTCTGCGGCGGCGGGGTCGCCGCTTCGGGAAGGTAAAGCCAACTCATACATGCCTCAGCGAGGGTTTTCCGCCAGTTCGGCGAAGGTCTGATCCGTGCCATCCAGCGTTGCGGTTTGACCGGTGAACCGTTGCCAGCGTTCGACAATCACATCGACATATTTCGGGTCGAGCTCTAGCAAAGCCGCCTTGCGCCCCGTATTTTCAGCCGCGATCAGGGTCGTGCCGCTGCCGCCGAACGGGTCAAACACCAGATCATTCTTGCGGCTGGAATTTTGAATGGCGCGCTCCACAAGGCTGACCGGCTTCATGGTCGGGTGCAGATCATTCTTGGTCGGGCGGTTGATGTTCCACACGTCGCCCTGATCACGCGCGCCGCACCAGCGGCGTTTCACGCCTTCGGGCCAGCCATAGAGAATTGGCTCATACTGGCGCTGATAGTCCGAGCGCCCCAGCGTGAAGCGGTTTTTGGCCCAGATCACAAAGGTCGACCAATGCCCGCCGGCCTTGGTGAAGGCGGCCTGCAAGGTGTGCAATTCGCTCGAGGACATGCAGATGTAAACCGCGCCATTGGTATGGGTGTTGATCAGCAGGCAGGCATCATAAAGGAACTGGCCGAAAGCATCGCCAAGCGCATCGTTCTTGATCCGCCGCCCCTTGCCTGCCTGCTCGGCCCCCGCGCCTCCGGCGTAATCGACGTTATAGGGCGGGTCGCAAAAACAGAGATTTTCCTTGGCATCCGCCAGCACCCGTTCAACATCTGTGGCCACCGTGGCGTCCCCGCAAAGCAGGCGGTGGTTGCCCAGTACCCAGAGGTCGCCCGATCGGCTGACCGGATCGTCGGGCGGCTCGGGAACGTCGTCCTCGCCTTCGGTGTCGGTTTCCTCATCGAGGCCGGACAGCAACGCATCAAGTTCGCCGTCATCAAACCCGATCAGCGACAGGTCGAAATCCTCCGACGCCAGCAATTGTAGTTCCTCGGACAGGACGATTTCATCCCACTCGCCCAGTTCGGTCAGCTTGTTATCGGCGATCCGGTAGGCGCGACGCTGTTCATCCGACAGATGCCCCAGCACGATCACCGGCGCTTCCTTCAGCCCCAGCTGCTCGG